AATTGTAACACTATTGTGTGACTCAAAAAAAATTATTTTTAATTTCATGACACTACAATTGTAACACTATTGTGTGACTCAAAAAAAATTATTTTTAATTTCATGACACTACAATTGTAACACTATTGTGTGACTCAAAAAAAATTATTTTTAATTTCATGACACTACAATTGTAACACTATTGTGTGACTCAAAAAAAATTATTTTTAATTTCATGACACTACAATTGTAACACTATTATGTGACTCAAAAATTTTTATTTTCATGAAACAAGTACACAATTGTGACACTATTGTGTGACTCAAAAAAAAATATTTTTCATGAAGTTAAAGAAAATAATCGTTCTTTAAATAGATGAAAATACTAGGTGTAGATGTAGGTTATACTAATCTTGCTTTAGTATTAGCCACTTGTAACGGAACAAATATAGATATTGATTTTGCTAAAAAAGTTTCATTGGAAGATTACAAATATATCAAATCAAATGATGCCGTTGATCTAGTTCCTTTGATGATTGAAGACCATAGAAATATTTTTGAAAGTGCGGATGAGATTATAATAGAAAGACAACCATTGACTGGTTTGACAAATATTGAAGTTTTAATTCATTATATTTTTAGGGATAAGGCAACATTGATAAGTCCAAATGCGATGCATTCTTTTTTTGGATTTGACACATTAGATTATGAACAAAGAAAACAAAGTACTGAAAAAATTGCTTTAAAATATTTAGAAGACAATGAATACTACATGAGTCTTGATAGAAAACATGATATTGCTGACGCAGTATGTATGATAGTGTATCAAAACTATAAAAATTGTATGAAGATGAAAAAGAAAAAACTCGAGGATGATTTAGTTTTTGAGGAATTCATTTATGTTAAGCCGCCCTAGTCGATATTGAGTTATGAACCATAGAAACAGATACACTGTTTTTATTAAATTATTTGCTTCATTGTCATCAATCTGATATATTGGTTTCATGACTTGTCCAACAAATGTTTCATTTTTGTCCTTCCCTGTAAAATACATTTCCGCTTGCGTTAAAAAACAGGTGTCATCGTTGGTCATCCAGTGGAAGAATAGAATTGGGATGAATAGAGAATATAACCTGAGTAATCTTTTATCTGCGACAAACGGAACAATAATTGTGGTGATTAACAATATCAAGTGAATAATGAAAATAATGTTCATCTATAATAACCAAAGAAAAAATGGAACAGAAGATTCCAAAAGTATGGCACCCACAGCAACAACAGATACTTAAGACTTGGGGCGAGGCCGCGGCTTGTTACAGATTCATGAACTACCAAGCCTATTTAAAATATAAAAAAGCATCTATGCGTTATACTTTGCCCGTTATTGTTTTATCAACTATTACAGGAACTGCTAATTTTGCTCAAGATCAATTCGGTGAGAGTTTGAAACCCTATGTCGCTCCTACTATCGGTGGACTGAATTTGATTGCTGGTTTGATTGCAACTATTATGCAATTCTTAAAAATCAACGAACTTATGGAAAGTCATCGCGTATCTTCCATGCAATATGGTAAATTGTCCCGAAATATTCGTTTGGAATTATCTCTTCCCTTGGAAGAGCGTGCTCACCACGGGAGTGATATGATTGATCAGTGTCGTGCTGAATATGATCGTTTGATTGAACAATCTCCAAGTCTTCCTAAAGATATATTGGACGCGTTTGAAAAAGAATTTCCAGATGACAACAAGTTCTTCAAACCTGAGATTATGCACATTCAACCCATTAATCCATTCAAGGCTATTCTTGAGAGTTCCATCGTCAAGCGACTATCGAGTGCTTCCCTTCTCGACCCCACATCTAAGCGTGAATTAGAAAAGGAATTGGCGCACATCCGAGGCACTGAAAACTATAGTAAATCCATGTTTGTTGAAGAAAAGCAGAAAGGAAATGCCTCAGCCTCTGCAAAGCCGGCTCTGTTTGAAAAGGGAAAGGAACGAGGTGAGGTGGCTGCGTTACAGGGAACTGGTATGGTTGCTCGACAGCAACAGGAGTTGATGAAGGAACTTCAGAAAAAGACTGACCTATTGGAAGTCGTTACAGAAGTACCGAAAGACGACGAGCCAAGTAAATAACTAAAACCATGAGCGCAATATTAAACGTAACAGCACATAAAACATAGGGCATCATTTTTTGCCTTAAAGGTTCCAATACCTTTTTATGTAGTGCGTCATTTTCCAGCACCAAATCTATGGCCTGATTAGTAAACTCATCCATGGACCGGTTCATTAAAATAGAGACTGAAAAAAATACTGGTTTAAAACCGCTATTTGAGGATCAGCTGGAAATCTTACGCAACTACATAAAAGAGAATAAGAATGTATTTATAACTGGTCACCCTGGTATAGGTAAGACGACGTTTGTAAAGCGCGCTTTAGAGGGGACTAAGTTTTACGAATTGGATGCGGATACGATTAAATTTTACAATTTGGTAGAGAATTCTGGAACTCATATATTTATAGATGATTATGACTTTGATAGTTATGCATTAAAAAAAATGGTTGATGATGCGTCCGAGTGTAAGTCAAAAAGGTCTGGTTCCTTTATTGTGATTAGTGATAAGTTCATAGTGTATCCAAATTTCGCGAACATCACACTTGATAAGCACAGTCCTGAAACTTTATTGAGTTTGATTGATGAAAATGATCGACACCGATATGAAGAATCTGCGTGGATGGCGGACGGAAATATTAATTTTTTTATGAATTACGGTATGTTTAAGTTTCAAAAGGATATGTTCAAGACGACAAAGGAATATGTGAATGATATATTGTGTTCAAAAAGTTATGCACATATCAAAGACACGCTTCACGAGCATGGAAGTTTTTGGGATACGATTCATGAGAATTATTTAGATTCGAAGGGGTGTGTCGCGGAGAAGATTATGAATTCTCTGTCTGCGGCATCTCTATACGATTGTATGATTTATGAAGGGGATTGGGGTTCGATGAAATTTTTCGTGAATGAGGTGCTTCGTGTTCCAAAATTGTACATGGGTGATCCACTTGATCCCGCAACAATCAGACCCGGGAGTTGTTGGTCAAAGAATGGTAATCATAAGATGCGGATGCAACGAGTTCGAAATATACTCAAAACTGGTTGTATTGGTATGCATCAGGATCATTTGTATTTATTACGAACCCACGCATCTAAAGGAAATTTCGATATTTTGCGTGAATATAATATAACTGCGAATGATTTTGATATTATGAATCATCTTTGTGTTGGTAATAAGTTGAAACCTAAAGATGTGAATGCCATCAAAAAGACTTTAAGAGAACAGTCGTAGTGTATATAAATGTCGGACGACGAACTTATGATCGAAAGTTATGACAACAGCCGTGTGATTGGCAACGAGATTATTTATTTCGGTGAAATTTCTGAAACGAATATCCTTGATTTCCTTGAAAGGTTCAAGCGTTTAGAGCATGAACTTTTGAAGAAGGCTGTTGATAATCCTGGGTGTAAGCCAGTTATAAAGATCACCATTAACAGTGGTGGTGGTGATTTATTCGCTGGCATCGCGGCTATGAATATCCTTGAAAAGTCTAGGGTCAAAGTCATTACGGAAGCCCAAGGTGAATGTTGTAGCGCCGCAACATTTTTATTATTGGCTGGTTCTGAACGTCGCATGGGTGATTCTGCCTTTGTTTTGATTCACCAGATTGCATCGGGTGAGTTTTGGGGTAAATTTGAGGAACTGAAGAATGAATTCAAATGTTGTTCAAAGTTTATGTCCCAGATTAAAGAAATTTACCGAACTCGAACAAAGATTCCTGATAAGATTTTCAAGAAGATGATGAAGAAGGATATTTACTTAAATGTCAAGGAATGTCTCAAATATGGGATAGTTCACGGCCTTGCTTAATATTTACGTGTCTTTTATAGAGATATAGAATTGTAAAAATTATAATAAGTATACAGAAACTATTAAAATTCATAGGAATTGCCGTTGGCTGTGGAGGTTCCAACCTTTTCATCCTATCGTAATCAACTACTTTCAATATAGTCATATATAAAAGAATAGATATTATATTTGATAAAGATGAACCGCATCGCCATTGATATTGATGAGACCCTTTTACATTTTCTCCCAAATTTGGCAAAGTATCACAAACGCAAGTTGCCGAGTGGGAAATATTCTTACGTCTACCGAAATGTTTTTAATATTCCTGAAATAAAATCAAAGAAGATGGTGTATGAATTTTACGATTCCCAGGAATTCATGAATTTGCGACCCATTCTCGGTTCTCGAACAAAACTGAAGGAACTTCGTAAAAGTGCTACAAAAATATACGCTGTGACGGGTCGTCAGGATTATATCCGTGCGAAGACGGAACTATGGCTTGATATTTATTTTCCTGGAATATTTGATGATGTTGTTTTAACGAACAGTTATACGATTGATGAAATTCCAAAGGTTGAAATATGTCGAAGTTTGAACATTGATACAATCATCGATGATGATTACAAGGTGTGTTTAGAATGTTTGCGAAGTGGTATTAAACCATACAACTATACACACCTTCCAGAGTATCCCTGGGCGATTGAATCTGATTTTTCTCTTCGCAGTTGGACTGATTTAAAGATTTAAGCACATTGTAAGATATAAAAAAATGTCTAAGGTGATCATCGGTTCCGATCTTATTTCCCAAAACTTGCGTTTCCATGTCAATAAAAGTTGGAAAGTATCCACTGTGTTTAATACGAAACAACCGGATGTCCAAAAAATTGTATTTGACATGAAAACGCCCCGAACTATTTTGAATACTGACATCTCGGATGAACATTTTGAAACATTATCCTCCCTCCTCGAACCTGGTGATGTTATATTAGATTATTCTCGAGATTACTTTGAAAAAAATATTGAAAAGGCGTCCTTATTTCAAACGAAATCCATTGGATATTTGGGATGCAGTATGATGGCTGGAAATAAGTATGGTCCTCAGGGTCCAACTATGCTCGTGAGTGGTGATGCCAGATATTTTTACGAACAAGAGCGATTTCTTCGTGAATTTTGTGGCCATGTATTTTACATTGATGAAAATCCAGAAACATCTCAATTTGTTCAAATGATTCACGATAGTATGCGAGACGCAATCACTCACGGTTTTCATGATATTTTTACATATACTGGTCAGGATTGTAAAAAGATGGAAGAAATCAAGGAATTGTGTCGCACTTCTGACATTAACGGACACTTACTTTCTGCCTACAGTATGTATATGAATTTTGAAACTGATCATCGTTACAAGAGATATATCTTTGAAAACAATTTGCCGAGTGCAGTCATCCACAATTGCATTGAATCAAAACAAGAAAAGTATTTCCCCACGAATGATATTTTCTCTGCGACTATTGCGATGAATACTCTTCGTTTCCTGTATGCGAGTGTGTTTCTTGAGGGTATTTCACTGCTTTGCTCTCGTCGCATTCACATTATGAATGCGATGACTGCTCTGAATACTGGTTCGGTTTTGACGTGTCCGATGATGTCCTACAGGTTTCAATCACTGTATGACGTCCTCGATGAAACAGAGATGGATGTTCGTCTTTGTATTGGACAATCCCCTGGGTGTCCTGCTATTCAATCTGTGTTGGATAATTATGACAACCTGAAGTATTTGGATATTAATGAAGTTTAAGGAAATGTATGTCTGCACCACATTTCATTCAAATTACCGAATGGTGAAAACTCGAAAAACAAATGCATCAATACACCGACCAAGAAGAATGCAATCGTGATTGGTGCATTAAAGTATTTTAGTATGTAATACAAGGCCAAACTCATCAAACCAATAATAATTGCCTCTGTAAGCACTGTTGTGATTGCTCGTTTCGCCATTTATATTTTAGCAATATAAAAAATAGCGTTCCATACAATGTAATGTACGTCGTGTTCAACAAGAGTCCATCCATCGCCCACAAATACCGTGTGACTTTACCAAATCACCGTTTTGTTGATTTCGGTTGTAAGCAGGAACATGATTACACGGAGCACCAAAACCCCCGCATAATGCGTTCTCAACTTATTCGTCGGGGTGCCATTATTCCTAAGGAGGTGCGCATAGAGACGGATCCGGGTGAAATTCACAGAGAAATGCTTCACATTTCTAGGAGCACCAGAGAAGATTGGGACGATATATATCGTCGTGAATACTGGGAACGATGGATGCTTTTTTCATATCCAAGCATCCATCAATCAAAGCTATGGATGACTATGCAACATGGTTTATTATTCATGCCCGTCCCCGAAAACTTTTTCTACTGTGGTGAAAATTTCCACGAGTAATACTATAGGATGGACGAGGAAGAACCTACTCATTCTACTGCCTGCATGTCTATACTTGTTGCATGTATCATTGCTACATTTGGATTTGGTATGATTATGCGCGCTGTGCCTATTTTTTAGAAAATAAAAATATTTTAATACATTATACTATAATGGCTAATTCCAAACCTGAACCTGCTCCAGCCCCCAAATCAATGTCTATGGGCGCAACTGTCGGTATTGTGTTCTTCGTCTTACTTATCCTCTTGGTCATTGGATACATCTTGGGCCCAACTATAATGTTGGCGTTTCAATAAATTTTTTACATATGGGATGCGCATGTAAAAAATCAAATGCTCACGGCGGGTTTCGAACCCACGACTTTAGCGTGCCTTTGTAGATATAACTCTACCAAGTATAATATATTATAAGCACTACACTCTAACCAACTGAGTTACGCGAGCTTCACTTGAAGTTTGGGAACAGTGTGTTCCTTATAATACACGGTAGTATTCTTTAAATTAGCAAATATCATGTAGGTTCTTCCTACTTGCCTCTGATACTCTCAACCCCCTTGCTGAAATTTCACCTTGTTTAGACAATGTTGGAGGTTCGTTATTACACATAATGTTCAGGCCATTGCAGACATCTGGTTTATTTGTCTTATTTGGAAAAGATGTATTGAAGGCATCTATACTATCTGATGGTATGTCTGGAGCATCTGACAACATTCTATCGTATTCATCTTTACATTTTTTTACAAATTCAAGGACTGGCGCTCTATCCTTCCTTTGTAAAGAAAGTTCCATATCAATGGCTCTGTAATATTTCGCATACTGAATAGACATGAGTGAGTGTGCTTCTGAAAGTTTTTGACTTTGACTAAATTTGGCTATGGATGTAAGAATTCCACTGATGATATTGAGTGTCGCGAAAAAGTATTGAATGACGGTGATCATTAACATTTGTTTTGGTGTTGCCTTATCTGGGCTCAATACAGCAAACCCACCAACACCTGTGATACTTGACATTATTATAGTTGGATAGGTGAGCCTATCTGCTGATTTCTTTAGTTGTAGTCTCGCGTGGTTGTGAAGCCATCTATATCCCGCAGCCCTTTCTGCCCATTTATATACGAGAGATTCTTGTTGGGGGCACCAGGATGGTTCATATTCTTGTTCCTCGCTCATACTTGTGGTTGAGAAATGTTTCTGGCACACGCGAGTGCCAATTTATCCACCATTTCGTTATACTTGTTTCCATTATGTGCCCTAACCCAACACCATTCAACATCCACACGGGAGTTTAAATTGTCCATGGCGCTCCATAATTGTTTGTTTTTCACATCTGAACCTGAACTTGTTTTCCAATTGTTTAATTTCCATTTATGTATCCAATTTGTAATACCTTGTTTGACATAATTGCTGTCTGTGTATAATTTTACTTTTTGTATTCTATTTGATACACAATATAAAAGTGCTTCATTGACGGCTGTCATTTCCATGATATTATTTGTAGTTCCAGAAGAGGCACCTGATATTTCTACTCCACAGGTGGAAATCACTCCCCACCCCCCTGGTCCTGGATTTCCTATACACGAACCATCAGTATATATTTCCATCACCATTCGTTTATTATAATATAAAATAAAACTTTTATATAATAGTAAGGATGTGTGATGTATCCGGTGCAAGCCCTGCTGCCGTTATTTCACTCAATGCCATAGGAGGACAGGATGTTCATCTTATTGAAGAAGACATCGAGAAGTCCTTTTTTCATTTTAAAAGTGATCAGAGACACACAGACTATACGCGTTTCTATAGAAAGACGCAGATAGACAATAAGACACAACAAAAATACTGGCCTTTCGGAAGTGAAGGGAACACCGTGAAAGTGACTCTAAATCCTCAATCCATGGGTGATCTTTTGGCTAACATGTATTTGGCGATTGATCTTCCTAGATGTATATATTCGCGTGACGTTGGTCATCACATTATAAAATCAATGTCGTTTCGCGTGGATGAAATTGAAATTGAAAAGATTTACGATGATTGGCAAGTTATTTACAGTGAAATGTATCTCGATACTTCAGAGAGACGAGCGAACGATTACATACTCAACCGTATGATGTATCCAGTGGATAATGTGAGAGACGAGGAGAAGTTAATTAAAAATGGATATGGTGCTCTATCAACTATCCCAACACTCATCCCACTTCGATTTTTCTTTTCACGCAAGTATGCACCTTCAGAATACGACGTGAATAAACCAAATCGTCCCTATTTACCCTTGTGTGCTATGTATCGACAGAAGATCGTGCTTGAGATTGAGTTTCACAGTTATTGGTTTTTCAGTAAACCACAGACTTCTTTTGCCGTCTCCGATCCTAAATTTTTATCTGCAACGAAACTTGATTTTCCCACCTTGGATAATTTCAGAATCATTACGGAGGAGATTACTTTATCTCAACACGATCGGGCGTATTATTTGAAAGAAAAGTACGACTTTTTGGTAAATCTTGTGTTCAGAAACCCAACGGCTGATAGTGTTCTTAACGAAAATGCGATCAAGAATAATTTGGTTCCTTCTATTCCAGTGAAAACTATTCATTGGTTCGTTCGCAAAAAAGACTATGAATATGAATTACCTATAGAGGATATTGATTACAACAGCACTCTATTCATTCCAGAATACCAAAATAAGTATGTGAAGGATGGTATAAATCTGATAGACAGTCGTTTCCGTTTTGAGAAAATATCAAGTGCGAGTATGTTTTTGAATTCTCTGGCTTTACCAGATGTGACTGTTGCTGATCACAATTATTTCAAGTATTACATTCCTCTCCAATGTCGTTTGACAACTCCAAGAAAAAACATTTACACGTATTCATTTTCTATGAATCCCATGAACATTGAATCGACTGGTAGTTTAGATTTTTCCAATTACAATTCTGACAAGACCTTCCTCGATATAAAACTTGAAGATGGTGAATATTCTACGGATGGTTATATAAAATCCCGTGTCAATAGACTTTCTGAATTGATGACACTTTATATCTACTACACGGGCTACAAGATGTTTTCATTTGAAAATGGGTATATGTCAGAAGTTAGATAAGGAAATGATACGCTGTCTCCATAAATGAGGACTGGATTTGATTTAAGTGCCCAAGAGGATATTGGAAACAACCAGGTGAAGGCGGCGGTTGATTTAATTACACCTGTTATTGAAAATTCTGTTATACTGGCATCAAAATACGCACATGCGTGTGGTCGTGATACTTTGTTAGAAGAAGATATGGTATACGCGATGAAATATTGTGTTATGCATACGGTTGGTCAAAATATTGGTTCAATTTTTCCAGAAATCTACGATGAAGAAGAATCAGATGAAGAGGATCTCGATATTGTATCAGAGGATGAGTGTCCTACGTTTAAAAAATACTCAGGTGATGATCCTTTGATGAATAGGGTGAATGAAGCATACGACAACTGGGAAAATTGGACACCGATGAGCCCAATTCAGGAATTTTTAAAAAGTGCTATAGATAATAATGGCGGCCGCCTTTAATCCAGAAGGATGTAATCTTGATGATTACAAGGGTTTCAAATACATAGATGATGATTCCGCGAGTGAATGTAGTGAATATTCTTATTTTGAAGATTTTGTATCTGATACAAATAAGAAAAAACCCAGTAAAACATTCAGGACGGTAATGACTAAAGAGGCATATCTGCCAGAATAATTTTCTAAATAATTATATATAAAAATGAGCCAAGAACTTGTCCGCAGTGTTGCCTCCGAAATTGAAGTCCAGTCCCTCACTGCGATTGTTGGTGGTTTCTCCTTCGCCGCCGCGATCGCGTGGATGGATGTCGTTCGTTTCCTCACCCAGAGCATTATCAAGGTGAACAAGAATGGTGGTTCCCACTACACGTTGACTGCCCTTTTCACGACCCTTCTTTCTATTATGGTGTTCATGATTGTTCGCAACCTCAACAAGAATGTCGCCAAGCCCCAACAACCAATCTATGCGGTCACTCGTTAAGTTTACCGTGCCATATACAGCACAAGTATTCCCATAATAAGTATAATCGCTATAGCAACATACACTTTATATTTTTCCCATCTATCAGGATCCTCAAATTCAGGGACGCTGATTGGTGGTGGTAATGTCAAATCTCGTTTTATTTTTAGTGTATTTTTGAGTCGATCTTTACAACATTTAATTTTGAGTTTGAGTGAATAGTTTGTATTCCTAAAATCATACGGGACAAGTTTCCCATCACTTGGATAGAAGAATTCAAACTTCAGACTTGGAAGTGTTTTAATTTTACCAGATGTAAAATCGTGTTCTATTAGATCGTGTTGTCCAATGTAGTTTGTAAAATCTTTATTTTCCAAGTGAATTTTACCAGTATAGAATGGATTTCCTTGAAATATATCCTGTCCCATAACATCTGAACCACAACTCAAGCGAAGCATCAACGCATTTGGTCCATTAAGTTGTATGGCACCAGACCGAAGCACTGCCCCCGAGGATGATACATCAGTCGCTGGAAATCCTAAAACTTCGTGTGGCGTTGTGAGTGGGACATTTTCTGCGTATCCGTTGGTTCCACTAAAAAACTTGAATGTAAAATTGTTAGAGCCTCCATTGAACACGAGGGACGACGTATTACTGTCAAATACTACGGTTTCTACATTTGTTGACAACGTCGTAAGTTTGGATTGTAATTCCACAGCGAGTGCATTTCCGTCTGAATAATTTTTAGAGTCTAAAGAGACTGTAATACCATCGACATCGAACGTGTTATTTGTGGCACATATCGTGGTCTGGGGTGTAAATATTTTACCCGATAGTATTGTAATTTTAGAGACTTCAAATATTTCCTTGTCCAATTGAATTTCAAAACTATTTGGATTTGCAAAAGTATTTGGATCTCTATCTCCACTGTTTATATTGAGAACGTAATCGCTCACACTCATTAAAATGTATGTATAAAATTTTAATGAATGTTTTGGTTCATATGTATTTAAGTTTAATCGGACAAGTTGTGCGCCAATGGGTTATTTGCGAGTTGTCTCTTGGCAATGCCGAGGTCAAGGCGAGTATTAGGTTGTCCCTTGTATGGGTTGAGATTTTGGTGTTCTGGAAGCACATATTGTTGCGTCCATCCGGCGCTGACTGGATTGACACGACCATCGTATTTCGTATTATCTGAGCGAACCGCTGTGAGAGCCCCACTTTGATTGAGTGGCCCCGCACGAACATTCATACGACCCGCGTTCCCTGGACGGTCAGGGCTTGAGCGTCTGTTATTGTATCGGAGACCCAACTTCATGAGTTCCTCTGGAGTTCTGACTTGGGACCCAACGGCACCAAGGACAGAAGAATTGACATAGGCACCGTGGAAACTTGAAACACCTGGAGCCACGCGATCGTTGTATTGATACTGTTCGTCGCTGATGTCTGACTTGTTTCGCGTTGGGTCTTGGGACAAGGTTTCGGCACCAATAAAGTGCTTTCCTGGGGCAAAATTGAGACCATCTGTGCGAGTAGATGTTTCGGCACGGTTTGTCGTGCGTTTGGTGCGTTCGTGGCTTTGGCGTCCAGCTTCTCCTGTAAGAGCCCCTCCTTGGCCTTGGGCACGACCTGGGACATTTGGAAGACGTTCTGGAAGGAAAGCCGTCTTTTCTGGGCGATTATAACCAACGCCCGCTTGGAGTTGACCACGACCACCTGAGGTGTCCCCAGCTGGTCCGACCCGTCCGGGGAGAGTGGTCAAACGGTAAGCACCAACATTTTCTGGCATAGCACGGAACATTTGTTGGAAACCACCTGCGGCTGGAACATCAGCCGCGAGACCAAGACCTGGACCAACTTGTTGCTTCTCAACGGGGGACAAGTTATTCATTCGTCCATCGACAGAGAAACGGTCCTTCATATCCATAATTTCTTGACCGCTACTGCGTTCTTGTTTCACAATATCACCAAATGGGGAAATAACTTGATTATCTGACAAGGCTCGCTCTTCGCTATTCACACGGAAATCGGTATTCAACTCGGCTCTAGGGACACTTCGCGTGTCCTTGAAGTCCGATGGGAGTTCTGCTGTGGGGGGTTGTCTCATATAAGTTTCAGTACCACCACTGGTTTTACCTGAATTGCTTAATGATCGACCTACAAAAGCAAGTCCCATTACGGCCAAAACGGACAATGGATCAGCCATTTATTAATTGTTGATATTTTTATTATATCGCATATCAAACAGGCTGTTCTGAAGTTCGGCGCGTGAGCTGACTGGATCGTATGTACGGGGGAGAGGAGGAACTGGCATAGATTTGTGCACTGGAAAAAGGTTCTTTTCGTAAATATCAACAGCCGTATTTTTGAATTCATCCGTTGATTGTGGGCGAAGTTCGTCGCTATATTCAATCAAGTGTGCTGGGGCACCCTTACCAGCCATATATGGAGCAGTCCCATACAACATGGTATTTGGTCGGCTCCCGTAATTTTGACTTGACGATTGTGGATGGTTGAATACATGATCTAAGGCGGAACTTGTGGGGATAGCAGGATTTTGAAGTCTCATTAAATCTGGTTGGAGCTGAAAAGGATCTAACGCCATTTTATTATCTACTAAGAATATTTATCGTCGCTTATTACCATCAAAATCAAGACCTCGGAATTGTTCGAGTTGAGAACCTCGGGCGTCTGGACTACACACACCGGTGTCTGATTTACAAATGGGCGCAAATTTTTCACCATACAACCACTCCGCAAAACCAGTTTGATCGCCTGGGATAGTAGTCACGGGCATAGATACAAACTGACGAGACGCAGAATATCGTTGTTGGTCAGGAAGTGGGGAACGCGAACGACCCGCGTCAAAGGGAAGAGTATCTTGTAAGTTTTGTTTAACCAAGTGGGCAACAGATGGACCATAACACGCCGATGGGCGGTTGGGACGATCGGCATAATCCGACATCAAAACATTACCCATGGGATTGTCTCGCGTTGGAACTTGACAGTTGCCACGAGCCTGGTCGTCTGAAAATGGTGGTCTATACATACCCTCCTTAATCATACCATTTTTGTACATGATGTACACAATGGCAGCCATCATTATACCCAACACGAAAATACGAGTGTCTCGGCGAATAACATAAACTATACAAGACGCATAAATAATAAATCGTAAAGTTGCATTTACCCGTTCTTCTGAAGATTGGGTTCCGACTGGCCAAAATTCAAAAACCTTATTCACATCAAAGAGAATAAGTGGATTATCAAAAGCCGTCTCCATTTATTATATTATAGTTATTTATTTTTTCAACATACCACCAAGGAAACCCGACATCATCTTCTGTAAGGCAGCCTCATCCAAGGAACCATCGCCGTTTTGCATCTTATCGGCTGTATCCTTCGCCAACTTTTCAATCATATTCAAAGTTTCAGCGGGAACGGCAGAAATAGCCATACCAAGCATGTAAAGCGTTTGCAAATACTGCCAAATCGCATCCTTCACCTTGGGGCTCGTCTTACCCCAGAGTTCACCAATACTCAAATCCTTAATGAAGTCAATAGTCGCGATGTCGTTGAGAATGAAAGAATCATCTTTGTTGGAGATTTTATCAGAATATTTACCAATACCAGTCATGTAAGCGTCAACACACTTACGGGGGTTGGTGCTTCGAAGTAATTCGAACGATGTCATGAACTTTTTAATTCCAGACTCCTTGGGGAAGGTCTTGTGAAGTTCAGCCAGAAACTGTCCCATCATATCGTTGAATGCAGAAACAGACGCCATTTATTATATATACTTGATATAATCTTTAAGTTTAAAATGGCTCTGCGGAAAGTATTTCTTTTTGGGCAATACCATTATCCACTATAAAGTAGACCATCACGGCATTCAATACCGCTGGTCGCAAATAATAACTAAGTTCTTTCTTGGGTTCATTGTTCATTTGACCCTTAATGTACAAATATCCCGCTGTCAATCCAGCGGCGACCATCGCGGCACCCATTGGGTCGCGGAGTGTATCTGTAAGTTCCATTTACATATAACGGAGTTTTTTTGTTCGCTGTTCTGGTGCGTCATCAAACAAACTGGATTCTTGTTCTGGAGTTTCAGATGTGTTAATGGTTTTAAACTCACCACCACCGACTTCGGTGTCAAAAGGAACCGAACTCTCTGGACCCATTGCCTGAACTTCACCCTCCTGTTCACCAGCTTCATTGTGTTCCTCGGCCAAGTGGTGGTCTGGTTGTGGTTCAACGTCGTGTCCTGGTGGCACATATCCCTCTTCAACTGGCCCCTGTTCCTGTCCTTCTTCGAGACCTTCACCTTCTTGGTGTTGTTCGACATCTTCATCGTCAATTGGGTCGCTTTCTTCAACATCGTATTCATCTTGGCCGGCATCTTGGTTCATGTAGGTCTGAAGAATGTGCTGCACTGGAATCAGTTCCTTAATGGTCGCTTCAATAGCCTTACTAAAACGTTCAAAAAGTTCCTTATCACGAACATACTCAGACTGAACAACGTTGAACACATGGGGATCGTTATACAAATCACGAGCGACGTTATTGTAGCATGTCTGGACGAACACTTCATTCGTTGGTAGTTTCAAAGAGAGTTTCTTATTACCAGCACGAAGACGAACAGAAGACAAAATCTTCACATGACTCACAAAAACAGCAGCCAATAAATCACCAAACCATGAACATTTATTCATTATGTTGTCTGTATGTTGTTTGGACATGGCATTGGACCAGTTTGGAACCTCCTTCAATAACTTTTGAAGCATCTGAAGAACCTTACGATTGTTAGAGAGTGTCGTCGCCTCCTGGAACATTTTGTCAAAAACTTCTATCATAACTGGGGCCATCAACTCACAGAGTTTGTCGGTGTACTCTTTTTTAGCCTCAACGAGGATTGCGAGATTGTTATCCATTTTATGATAAAAGTGTGTTTTTTTTGAGGTGGGAGTACGCACCCTCTCTACTTTTTACGGTACTTGTCTGCAGCCTTTTTCAAATTAATAAAAGTTGGAAACTCTATGTCATCTTCTGGCTCTATTTTTTCCTCTTCCCTGGGTTTTTTAGATTTATTGGTGGTCACAACCCAGCATACATAAATAGAAAAGGGTTTAATAACATGTGCTTCAAAACCACCAATAACAAATTGGCGACACAAATAATCAACAGCCATATATCTATCAAATGTAGGAAAACCGAATACAAAAGATGGAACTGTGAGTATTGTGTGCTTGTATCCCATCTCCGTGGATTGTTTTATCTTTCTACAAAATTGTTCGTAAATTCGTTTATATATCTCCTTTCGTATACGTTTACGCTCATAGTCAACTTTAACTACATCGGTGATACGAAGCATCCCATTAATATTTACGCAAATTTATTTTTTACCAAATCCAACTCACTTTTTCTCAATTGTCCCTTTTCCTTGATCATCTCATACTTGAAAAATTCTTGACCGACGCCATCTGAAGTATAAGCACCAACATTCGTTGGGGATTGAATGCCCATGGGTTGAGTTCGCGCCCCGAGCACTTTATTCGTGTCGTAGTCAAGGTCAAGGGTCACAGCAAAACCAAAAGCAAATCCTGAATTACGAACAAACATGAACATCACTCGGACAATCTTTTCGTAAGTCACGACATGCTCATATTGCTTAATGTCAGATGTCTCAATGATGTATGTGCATTCACCAAGTTTATCTGAAACATATTTGTTTGATGCGAGGGCAATCTCCTGGAAATGGTAGGGATCCACTTTGAGATTGACCTGTTTGTATACATTCAAGTTTTCAAGTTCGTCGTTGAGTGTCACGTATTCAGGGGATTTTTTGTGTCCAGCAAAGCCAAACATCTCAGAGAAACCCTCCTTCTGAACATTGAGCAGTATGAACACAATCAAAAGAAGAAATGCCAATTTTGTCAATGACATCTCGCTTATATTAAGTTGCGTTATTTTTTTTCACAAATAAAAAGTGAAATACTATAAGATGTCCCTACTTGTATACAGTCCAAAGTGTTCGCACAGTAATGATTTAATTGATTATCTGAACAGACATCCTGAATTTAAAAATCATGTTAAATTTCACAACATCAACACCCATGGCCTTCCTCAGCAAATGCGAACAAAAGTGAAAAGTGTTCCAACACTTCTGACCAATAATGGAAAAATATTGGTAGGTAGAGAAATCAAAAATTGGTTCGAATCTTTACTTCCAAACAAAGAAATCAGAAACTGTGATTTCAGCGGAGGGAAGTGTTCATTCGCTTCACTCGACGATGATGATGACGATGATTTTGGTTCTGGATTTTCAATAGATAGTTATGGTCAATCTCTCCAGCCTGCGATGACTCCAGAACTCCAACAAAGAATTACAATGGACGTAAAAGACGCATACACCGATGCGAACGCACCATCAAACTGAACATAAAGAGTTCATTGCCTAAGTAATTTAGAGATGAAACTATCAACTGTGCAAGCATCCGCCATTAAGGCATGTTTCGAGGTTCTCAAAGATATTCTCAATGATGTCAACATATATTTCAAACCAAACGGCGTGTACATTACAACTCTGGACACGGCGAGGACGTCGCTCATAGATTTGTTCTTGGCAGCGGAAAATTTTGAAGAGTATGAATGTAAGGAACCAATCATTGCAGGTGTCAATATGTCTAATACCTTCAAACTTTTGAAATCCATTACAAATAATGACATTCTCCAGTTGTCCATAGACTGTAAAGAATTCATGAATGTGGAAATTGTAAGTGAAAATAAAAAGACGACAACCAAATTTGAATTGAAACTCCTCGACATTAACGAAAATGTCTACGAAGTTCCAGAAATTCCGATGACCATCGCTACATCCATACCATCCGTGGATTTCCAAAGGATATGCAGAGACATGAGCAATATTGGCACGGAAATTCTTATTCGAAGAGAAAAAAATAAAATTTCATTGAGTTGCAATGGAGATTTTGCAAATCAAGAAACATCAATTGAATGTGTCGATACCGTGGACAAAGTTCTTGAAGGCATGTATTCGTTGAGATATCTAAATATATTTACGAAAGCGACGAGTATGTGTTCGAGTGTTCAGGTGCTCCAGGAAAATGAAAACAGGTTCTTAATTCTTAAATATAGTATTGCAAATTTAGGAGAATTGCGTTTCTATCTCGCAACTAAGACGGAGGTCGAATAGTTCCACTTGTTTTAAAAGCTTTTACATTATTCAAAACATCAGAAATCACCAAATATGGATACTCCTTTTCAAGAGTTTCCTTCGTAAACGAAAAAATATCCTGGATAAGAATGTCTTCACCGTAAAAGTTATTCTTAGGGCCAGCAAATCGTTGTATCGCTTTAGTCACGTCGCGCGACACTTGACCATCATCGTTCATGAGAACGGCTCGGACGATGGGCATTGTGAATTGCATGTCACGTGGTTCCCGTGGGGGCCAGGCGTATTCAAAATCAGTCGCCAGATATTTGTAAACTTTATTTCGGTAGTAATATTTGACATGAATCAAACACTTTCGGATATTTGAGGGTATGGGATCCTTCGTTAAATCAACATGTGTAATGTCAGCAAAGTGCGTGGTATTGTAGGGTGACCAATATTCTTCCTCTTTTATCCAAAAATCATTTGATATAATATACTGTGAATCAGCGTCTGGATCTATGGTATATTCCAATGTCCGATAAATAATCTCATAGTCCCGATGCCAAGTCAAACTTCTATATGTATCGTAGACCCATAGTATAACAGGGGTTAAAAGTTTAAGAAACATTTATTAATAATGGAAGGTAATTTTTTAAGCAGATTTAATAACACACTCGAAGAATATGCTGAAAAAATTAAAACTGATCCAACATCTAAAGCCATATATGAGGCGGAGATGGCAGAGTATATAATCAAGTGTATGCCTTACATGGATAAACACGCCGAGGCGGATGAAAACGGCATGAAAGAAACAAGAGACAATGTGTTTAATTGTAAAGTTAAAAAGGGTCTCGAAAGAAAAGACATCTATATGGATTACTTAGCCAATGTAGAAAATGTAAACATAGACAAACCATTCATAAGGAAACAAGATATTTGCGAGGCGTGTGAATCAAGTAATCTTATATTCCTGACTGACACAAGTGATATTGTATGTGATAATTGCGGAAGGATAGTCGCCACCATAGCAGGGGAAGAACTCACCTATAGAGAAGAACAAGAATCAACCGAGAAGATTATAAACTATTCATACAAGAGAGAAAACCATTTCAACGAATGGCTTTCACAATTCCAAGCACAGGAAATGACAAATATTCCACCAGATGTCATAGAAAAATTGAGATTAGAACTCAAAAAACTAAAAATCAAAAAGTTGGAAGAAATTACACACGCAAAGGTGAGGGGATTGTTGAAGAAATTGAAATTGAACAAATATTATGAACACGTCCCCTACATTACAAACATATTGAATGGAATTAAACCACCTAATATGCCTTCGGAATTAGAAGAGCGATTACGGATCATGTTCAAAGATATACAAAAACCGTTCGACCGACACTGTCCAACGGAAAGAAAAAACTTTTTAAGTTATTCGTACGTCTTGTACAAATTTTGTGAACTTCTAGGGGAAGATGAATATTTACAATATTTTCCATTGCTGAAGTCAAAAGAAAAATTATACCAACAAGATGTTATTTTCAAAAAGATTTGTAATGAACTCAAGTGGGAGTTCATTGCAACCATTTAAAGAATTGATACGAATTTAAAGAAAATGAAGAAAATCATTTTTGTATTTCAAATGTCCTACTACTATTTGAGAAAGTCCTTGCAGACACTCTACGATGGTCTCAGAGATCCAAGTGGATTTTATGAAGAAGAAAAAAAACAGGCTGAAATAATTAAAAGAGTGCTTCCTATGCTCGTAGCATCGTCTATTCTTCAGAGCGACCTTCACGTACAGGAACAATAAAACCAGTGATTACATATTTAGAATTTCGAGTTAGAATTTCATCACTTCTGTGGATATTTGTCCAGGTTGAGGGAAATATAAGTAATTTACCAGTCTCTGGTCGAACTTTTAGTCCGTGTGTAAAAGAAGTACAACCACCATCTTCTTCTTCAAGAGTATTTAAATACCATATGTATGCTAAATATCGGATTTGATGAGGATCAGAATCATCGTGCCATTTGTAATATTCACCTCTCCTATATCGCTGTATTTGATATCCAGTATCTTCGAAACCCGTTGTTTTATAAAATGAATTTACATTCACATCTTTTAAAACAGTCTCACAATGTTCAAAATATTGCTTAAGTCCATCACCAAGTTTAGAATATAATATTGTATCAATATCTTTCCAATCTTTATATGAACATAAACTCAAATCTGTACTTCTTTTAGCATCACTAAAACCAGACATTGTCTCACCTGGTTTTTTACGCATGTCCCGTTCAAATCTTCTTATAATAGTATTACATACATCTTTAGATAAATTTTCATTTATAATAAGTGTTAGTGTATCCTCCATTATTATTTACTACTATTACGAGTTTATCCTTTATATGGATGTCTATGAACCCATAAATTACATATCCATTTATCCCCTGAAATGACAGGCTCACCAGCGTGAAGTGCTTTACCACACACTAAACCATAGTTGTCTAAATTGTTAAATTTTAAAACATCACCAGCCTTGAGTTTATATTTTTTGTCCAAGGTTGGAAAGCTTGTGTGTCCACCCTCATAATCATCAGTCAAGGCGATTATGAAGGTATACAATCTTTTGTTTGCGTAATCTCGTTCGGGGCATACTTTGGGATCATGACACGCATCGTAGTGGGGTTTGTAAAAACCGCCTTGTTTGTATCGCAATACCTGGAGATCTTCACAATTTCGTAAAGGACGATCACATCTCGACATACATTTTTGTATCACTTGGCGCACTACTGGATCATCTGCAGACAACCAAGCAGTTTGACTATCTCGAATACTTGTATTTATTTCTTTCTTACCAACTTGTGATGAACTTAATTTACCTTCAGCCACTTTCATGATGTGCTGTCTCTCTTCATCTGTAATCAATTGTCTGTATACGACAGGCTTCTTGTAGGTGGGTAGTAAAAATAATACCAAAATTATTAAAACAATTACAACGTAATACATACTATCATAGGTATTTATTTTTTTTTACTATTTTCTAAATTCCCATTCATCATTTATATAGGGTATGACACATTTATATCTATCTGATATGGTAATAAGTGAATCATTCGTATATTCTACCAATTTACCCAATAATTCAGAAATTTCTTCCTTCTTATCCTTGTTCAAAACAAATTGTCGGAGAAGATCGCCACCCGTATCTACAAACATCTGAAGAACATTACGCATATCCCTCTTCTTTTCACGAGACTTTTCGCGTCTCTGAACTTTTTTCATAAAGTCCAACTCTGAAAGTTCATGCAACATATATGCCATTCGTAAATCTTTGTTGTCTTCTTGTGGAACATTGTACATGAAACGAAGTTCGATGCGTTCAACGTGAATAATAGCACGATGAATATTTATGAGTCGTCTATCAATATGGGATAGAGGAAGCCGTTCAACCACATATCGTCGGGAGATGTTAAGCGCGCCACACATTTCATATATATCGGGCATACCACCACACGGAATATCCCCATGCTCCCTTGAATGTATTCCAGATTTTAGTTTAAACTCATAATAATGTGGATTGTGAATACGACCAGTGTCTATCTGTAAAGTTGTCCAATCAAATGCCGTATGACACGAAGGACACCACATCTGGTGGCATCCATCTATGAATGTAATCATAGTTCCACAACTCGGACACCCCTTCGTATCCTTCTTCAAAAGTTCCATCGTCTCCACTTTTTGTGGATCACACACGTGACCATCCTCCTTCTGCTCATTACATTTATTACATATGTGTGATTCACAAACACCACACTTCCATTGTGTGCTCAAAAATCCACGACAATCTTCAATTGGACACTTACGAACAAATTTTCGTCGCTCACCTTCATCACCCAAGGAAATAGATGTATGTCTCAATATATGAATATTTTCGGATAAAATATTTCGTTGATCAATCAATGTTTCAATATGTTCCTGAACTTTATGTAAATGACGCATATATTCACGCGCCTTCAATTCACGAGAGACAAACTCCTGTGTCGCAGGCATCAAAATCTTTTCCTTTTCAAGTAATACCTTTTCACGATGTGAACGATATATACCATTTCTAAAACTTTTAGTGCAATTTCCGTCTATAAATTCCCTGTTCCACAGGTTCTTACATTCCATACAATGGGCATCTTGAACGGTAGATAATAAATATGTCTGAACACATGTACGACACGAAGAATAATCACAAAATGCGCAAGAAACACTTTTGTGATTAGTGAGATTATATGAATCACGACACACTGGGCATTCCATTCTTAAGATAAAAATGCCGTAATCCTTTAAATTAATTTAAATTTATATGCGATAGCTATACGAAACACGTTAGAGTTTCTATATGGACTAAGTCCCCTATGTTCCAATTTAGAATCAAAAAGAACACCCCTGTTCAATAGAGGTTCGACTGCTATTATTTTTTTGTCATTGCTATCCCTGAACAATGTGTGCCCACCTGTTTCATCTACATTGTATTCATTTATATCACTCAAGTAAAGAAGAAAAGTATAAGTGCAATCATCTACATCGTCTCGGTGATAGGAACCATCACTACCTTGCATGTGCCCATTAGCCATAACTCGTAATAATTCGAATTTCATATCAAACGCTTCATTTATTTTTTCAAATATTGTTTTAGTAAAAAGTTCGTCTTGAGACAAATCTATACCCCAAAATGTGAGGGGAGATGAAGGACTTGACGTAACTTTAAGAGACCATTTAGAACCATTTATGAAATCAACCGCATCATATAAAATGTTAGGAGGTAAAAAATCATCAACAATACGAATGTCCATAGTTACTCATAAATTGTTCGTCGTCTTTAAATATGCTGTCGCATCCAATTACGATCGTTTTTAAATTTATTTGATAATTTGGGATCTTTGTATTTGAACAACGAAGACAAACGCGTAAGTTTCCTGAATATACGCAAGGGTCGCTCACCACCCTTGATGGCCTTGGACAAGGCACGGTGTCGAGATAATTTACTTTTGTTTTTTATATCATGGTATCCGTATTTTGAAAGAGGCATTATATATTTACACAACTTTTTTTTTACAATTTCGAAATTATATTTAATTTAACTTTCCTCTTTTGATTTTCAAACTTTTCTTTACGCTTTGTAAGATTATTCCCAAGACGCATAGTAAACACCTTGTGATCAGCTTTATTTGTTTTCTTAATAATACTTTTATTCATTTCTGTTTTAAAAGCAGCCTTGTCTCTCAATAATTTTTTAAGATTTTCAATGTTTTTAAGAGTTGTTGCTTCTCTTGTAGCCTTTTCCCACCCACGACGGTAAATTCCAAGGGGCCCTGTAATTGTTTTTTGTATTTCTGAAATCAATTCACTTTTTTTTCTATTTAAATTTTTATTCATTGAACGAGTCACCACTCTGGTGGTGCGGACATTATTTATTTTTTTTTGTTCTTTCTCCATCTCCTTTTCGATTTTATTAGCCATAAATTTGTTTATGTTTCTTGATATAGCACTGATATTATTAGTTCTTCTAATAAACTGTGGTCTATTTTTCAAGTTTACTTTTTTATTTCCAAGCATTTTCACTAACTGTCTTTGACGAGACAATTCGTTGGCAGCCTTCTTGTTGGCAGCCTCCTTGGCGATGCGTTCCTGAT